GACTGCCAGATATAGATGTAAGTCAATTAGCTGGTATGTTTAATCCACAGCAGATGTCTACTAAACAACAATTAATTAATACTGCATTAAATGTTGGTGGAGATTTAGCAACAAATTATTTTTTAAGTAAAATGGGTGTTGGTGGCAGTACAATACCAGGTGGTGCAATACCATTTACAACTCCATTACAAGGCGGTGCATTTGGGCCATCAACAGGATTTATGGGTACTGCAGGAACTGCTGGTGCAATAGGTTATGGTGTTGGTAAACTAATGGGTGAAGATAGTAAAACTTCTACTGCAATGGGAGCAGGAGCTGCTATTGGTACTGCAGTTGGTGGACCAATTGGTGGAATAGTAGGTGGTGCAATTGGAAAAATAATTGGATGTTTCTTACCAGATACACTAGTTCAAATGAGTGATGGTTCAGAAAAAAGAATTATTGATATTGAATTAAAAGATAATATTGCAATTGGTGGTAGAGTATTTGCACTTGGTAAATTTGTAGTTGATAACTTATTTGATTACAAAGGAATTAAAGTTTCTGGAGATCATTTAGTAAATGAAAATGGTAAATGGTTAAAAGTTAAAGATAGTAAATTCTCTAAATCATTAGGTAATGATGAACACATCGTTTATACTTTAGGTGCAGATAATAGACGAATGTTAATTAATAATATTTTATTTACAGATTTCTTTGACATTGAAGAACAAAAGGCTTTGGCAGCTTAATAAAGACTATCCAACGTTACAGCGATGGTTTAAAGAACATAACTGGGAATCACCAATTCCAAAAAATGTTTTACCAAAACTTGGAATAATAATTGAGGATATATGTGCTGCTGGATTACACTTTGATAGTAGTTCTAAGTTAGGAGTTATGTACGGAATATTTTCTAATCCTAATGTTTCTAAAATAACATTATTTAAAGAAATGAAAAACTGTATAGAAGGTATAAAAGAACTTGGAATAAAAAAGAAATTAAACTATATATATACAATAACTGGTGAAAAGTCTTTACATAAATTATATGAGAAACATTTATCCTTGACAATTCGAGAAAAGATGGTAAAATCATATATTATAGACTTACATAATACAAATAAAAATTTAGATTGGATATCAGAATAATATGGCAATAGACCCAATGGGGAGACCCACTACAACTGGAATGATGGATTCAAAACCAAAAGTACCTGCAGCTCCTGATTTAAGAGCTCTAGGTAAGGGGCAGCCTCAACCTCAAGCAATGCCAAAGGCTCAACCTCAAGCAGTAGAACCTGTAAGTGATTTAAAAAAAGAATTTCCAGAAGCTACTGATATGGAATTAGAATTTGCTGAAAGAGCAAAAAGTTTAACCGATGAAGATACTATAGCATTACAATCTGTATTATCTCCATCTGTTAGAACGGCATTAGGTAAAATAATACCAGAGTTCAAGGAAATTATGGACGCTTATGGTAGTAATGAACCTAATGTAGTAATACCTTTATCAACTGTAAAATCATTTGCAATGAAAAGGTATGGTGGACAAGATGAACAAGAAGCAATCAATAACTTTATGACTGATATTCTTGCTGATTCAATGCCACAACAACAACAACAACCGATGGAACAACAACAACAACCTGTGCCACCTAGACAAGGTTTAATGTCTAGCCCACAAACTTAAAAAGTTTCTGAGCTACCCTTATCCATAAGGCACTCAACCACATAGGTAAAAATAATGGAAAAAGAAAATGAAGTTCTTGAAAATCAAGAACAACAAGAAGAAGTATCTAAAGTCGAAGTAAAGAAGACAGTAATACCAAAATCAAATCCATATCATAAAGATCATGGTGAAGATGATGATGAAACCAAAGCGTTTCTTTCTGGTAAATTGTCTAATTATCACAGAGACCAAAGAGAAAATAAGGCAAACACAGCAACCGAACAGAAGGACACCGATGTATCTGAAGAGACTGCAGAAAAATCAGAAACCAAGGCTACTCCTATCGCTGAACGCCCTGTAACTGCTGAAGATAAAGTCTTTAAGAAACGTTATGACGATCTTAAAAGACATTATGATTCTACTGTTCAAAAACACAAGGACGAACTTAGATCGTTAAGAACACAATTAGAATCAAGTACTAAGCAATTTGTAGCACCTAAATCTAAAGATGAATTAGAATCTTGGAGAAAGGAGTACCCTGATGTTTATGAAATGGTTGAAACCATTGCAATGACTAAGGCAGATGCTAGAGCAAAAGAGGTAGAAGAAAAATACAACTTCTTGCAACAGCAACAAGAACAAATTGCAAAAGAAAAAGCGGAAGTCGAGCTTTTAAAAATACATCCAGACTTTAATGAAATTCGACAACAAGAAGAGTTTCATAACTGGGCTGCAAAGCAAGATCCACTTATTCAAGGTTGGCTGTATGAAAATACATCTAACGCACAATTAGCTGCTAGAGCTTTAGATCTATATAAAATGGATGCTGGCATTAGCAAATTGAATAAACAGGAAAAAGCTGATGTAAAAAAAGAAGCTGCTAAAGCAATTTCTAAAACAAAGAAAAGTACTGACTCTGATATTCCTAAGAAAAAAGTTTGGACTATAAGTGAAATTTCTAGACTAAAACCTCATGAATTTGAGAGATTAGAAAAAGAAATAGATCTTGCTAGGTTAGAAGGTAGAATTGAACAACGTTAACAATCTAACTAATAACTAATAATAGGAGGGTACAACCATGGCTTTTGGAAGTGCTGGTGGATACGGAAACTTACCTTCAGGTAATTTCACTCCACAAATATTTAGTCAGAAAGTTCAAAAGTTCTTCAGAAGAGCATCAGTGGTAGAAGATATTACTAACACTGATTACGCTGGAGAAATTGAAAATTTTGGCGATACTGTAAAAATAATTAAAGAACCTACAATCACTGTACAAGATTATGCTAGAGGTACAGCTGTTTCTACTCAAGATTTAGCTGACGATCAAATTACTCTTGTAGTTGATCAAGGTTCATACTTTGCTTTCAAAGTAGATGATATTGAAGAAAGACAATCTCATGTTAACTTTGAAGCTCTTGCAACCTCTTCAGGTGCATACTCATTGAAGAAGAACTATGACTTTAATGTATTAAAATACATTTATGACAATGCTTCTACTTCAGCTGGTAACACTGGAACAGATGCTTCACCTGTAACTGGTACAACTAACTCTAATACGTTAGCTGATATCGTTTCTGCTGCAAAATCTGTTTTAGACCAGAATGACGTACCAGAAGAAAACAGATGGCTAGTTGCTGCACCTAAGTTTTTCCAACAATTAAGAAAAGCAGATGCAAAACTAGTTGACCAATCAGTAATGATGGATGGCGGAGTATCAGCTATCAGAAACGGTAAAATGACTGACAGACCATTATTTGGTTTCAATATGTATATGTCAAATGCTATCGTTAATGGTAGTACTGGTTCTGCTGCAAACAAGACATTCTCATCAACTAACAGTGGTGAGTACATATTCTTATATGGACATATGTCTTCTGTTGCAACTGCTAACCACATTGCAAAAACTGAATTGATCAGAGATCCTGATTCATTCGCAGACATCGTGAGAGGCTTACACGTTTTTGGAAGAAAAGTTCTAAGAACTGAAGCTGTTTACTCAGGTGTTGTAACTTTATAATCGTAGGAGGATATAAACAATGACTGCATATAATAGTTCAAACTCAAACAGATTGATCAAAGCATCAACTGATAAAGTTAGAGTTATGTCAGAAGTTGTAGATTTTTCTTCTACAACTAACGCTGGTGGTCCAGATACTTTTGATGTTATAGGAATTCCTGCTAACACAATGGTACTTGCTGCTGGCTGTGATATATTGACTGCTGATACTGCTGGAAACAGTGGTACATTAGCTGTTGGTGATAGTTCAGGTGCTGCGGTATACGTAGCAGCTGCTGCTCCAACTTCAGCTGGTCAAATGACTTTAGTTGATGACTCTAAAGCTTATTCATCTGGTGATGACATCAGATTGACTGTAGCTACTGGAGCAATTAATGCTAAAGTTAGAGTATGGGCAACTATGATTTCACTAGATAATGGTGGAACAGACGCTGATACTGACTCACAAACAGTAACATTTAGTTAATAACTAAACTTCTTGGGGGGATTAATTTCCCCCCTTGATATATAAACAGAATTTATCATTAGATAAATAGTGTGATGCCATAATGGATCACATTTTAACTCGCTAAAAATAGGAGATA